CCGAAGCGTTGGATATTGAAATCCGTTGTACCTGAAAGGCTTGGGCTGACCGCTATGTCGTAATTGACCCCCTTGTAAGCCACACGGCCCGAAACGAGGTAGGTGTCATTGGCGGACACGGCAGTAAACTTCGTGGCGTTGATAGCAAGCCAAGCCTTGCCTCCACGGTACACGGTGAAGGCCGATGGCGTTGTCAAGGGTTTCACGGAGTTGAACGAGGACCCGATTCGGAAGTAAGGGCTTAGGCTCCAGTCCTGAAACTCCAACTGCTCCAAGTTCCCTGCAAACCCCATGACCCCGCTGACGGTGGTAACGGTTCCCGTCTGCACGACTGGGGTGTTCCCGTATTCCTCCATGAAGTCGAGGCGATAACCCGAATAGTACCCGGCATGGTCCACGAAGCCTGTTTGGGTCAGCGATGGCTTAGTTGGTGCGATCAGCGTTTCAACGACCTTGGCAACGTCAAAGAACCCGAAGTTGGTCGAGGGCAGTTTGTCGCACTTTAGCCGGGCAAGGGTCGTCCCTGCTGGGTTCTTCACATCGCAGACGTAGCGGTAGTTCGGTTGAGCAATCAGCGAACCGCTGACCTTGAAGAGCATCTTGTTGTAAACTGGGGTTGCTACGAGAGGCGACCCTGATAGGACGGTTGTTGCCATTTTATAGTTTGGTTGCTACGCTTATGGATTTGCCAAGGGTTTCAGCGATGGTGTTCACCAAAACGTCTATCATTTCGGGGGATAGGGCGTTGCTCATGAAGTTCGTGGCCCTTGTGCCTCGCTCACGAATGCCAAAGGCAATAGACCTGCCATCGACCAATCCTTGCTCCTGCTTTGTCCGCATTCGCTTGAGTTTGCGTGAATAGGTCGGAACGACAGGAATGCCCTTATTTGCAATCCAGTCGGCAATGGCTTGGGGTGGTGGAATTTTGTCCTTGTATTGGAATGGCGACCTTGGAGCCTTTAGGCTTGACGTTTTGCCTCGCACCCCTTGGTCAACGTACTTCCAGTAAGGGTTCGCCATGATAGCCACGACTATTTGCTTTGCCGATAGTTCGATGTCTTCGGGTGCGATGGATGCCGATAGCGTTCCCCCTGCGTTTGCGTTGGCTGCTTCGAGGTTCTTCTTCGCAAGTTCAATGACCCGTTCAATCCACTTGACCAGCACGTCGTGGGTTGGCGACTTGCCTCCACCTTTGGGGCCGACGACTGAACCAATCCCCTCCAAAGCGGTTTCGTCGATGCCCTTCATCGAACCGCTGCCGAACTTGCCTACGGGCTTGCCATTGGCGAGGATGGTTGTTTCCATGTGGGTAAATGTCCCCCGTGCTGGAATGTGTCTATCTGCGTCTTGCTCTTTCCGCCTCCATCCGTTCGGCTTCCAAGATGTCGTGAATCAGGAGCGCATAGTTCAAGAACTCCACCGCCTTCATCGCAAAGATGGCATCGAACTTGAGAACGTCCTTGTTGGCCATCCGCCACACCACCATGAGCCAACCGTACCCGGCAAGAGGGCTTACGTCAGCCCCTCGGCCGTCTTCATCAGGTGCTTGGAATAGTCGCTCAAAACTTTCAAGTAGGGTTCGGAACTTAGCAAAAAAAAACTGACAACCCCCCAAACGTCGCCCACCTTGGCGTGTTTCTTCATCAGTTCGGCTCGCTCCGCATGGGCAGCCCCGTCGTACTTTTTCGGAAAGAATCCGAATAGACCGCCCTCCCTGCACAAGGTTGCCATGATGCGATGAAGGTTCTGCAGGAGTTGTTTCTCGTCCGTCGTGTTTGCGTCCATTAACTCTATCAACTGCCCAGCGGTCAACTCATCCGTGAACACCGTTGGAATCCACCACTTGCCCCCGGCTTTGAACTTTCGCTTGTAACCCAAGGCAGGTAAGGCGTTCCACTCGCTGATAATAGCCTTGTAACGCTTTAGCACGCTCTTGGCGGGCATCTCTCGGACAAGTGATATGTCCACCCCCTCAACGATTGCGACGACACCTGCACGCTTGTCGTAGTCCCCAAGGACGCTGCTGAACTCAATGGCTCCGATGCGTTGGAACTGGTCGATGGTGAGGTTTTGGAGTTTCATAGCCATAACTTGGGTCTTGAGTTGCAACGGATTTCGGGGACAACGACCATAGGCAGGTCGTTAAGCAGGGCGAGGTTGGTCAGGATGCTTTGGTCGTGCCTGTGGTCAATAAACGATGGATGGTTCGGATACTCGCTGGGGTCGTCATTCACGGCCTTATCAACGTGCAGCCACTTGGACCATTCGTACATCAGGTCAATCGTGAAGTCGGTCTTGCGTAAGCCAAGGAACCCTGCCTCTATCTGCATCGGTTTCTCGTTGAAGAATTGAAGGCAGTCCATCAAGGCGTAGCAGTCGCCCTTGGTGTATGAGATATGGTTGTGAAAGTTCTGGTGCAGCAGGATGGGGTTGTCTTGCAAGTATTGCTTGGCAAACTCAAAGCAGCCGTCCCCGTGCAGGTCTTGAGCGTCAAGGTAAAGCAGGGCTTCGTCCTCCTGCAAATCAAAGAGAGCATCAAGGATGATTTGAGGCTTCCACCTCCACCAGTTGTTGCCCCTGCCCGGACGTTTCTCGTCCTCGGTTGTTGTAATCGGGAAAGGGTACTGATTAGCCTGCGCCCTCGCTGCTGGAAGGTACTCACTCGTTGCGTAGTTGACCCCGACTAAGTACATCTTAGAACCCGTGAGAGTTAGCGAAGGCGTGATTGAATGCAGCCACGTTGTAAGGGATGTCAGCGAATCGTTGCGAGTATGCTCGTTCTAAAATGTGGCCGACGTGGGGAATATCGACCAACTTTTGCTCAATGCAAGCGATGGTCAGGTCAAGGTAGGAATCGTCCCAAGTCAGCGTGTAGTTGGAAGTTACAGGCACGACGGGTTGATAGAATTCCTTTGCACCCCTTCCAGTCAGTTGCTTGATGTGTGGCTCGTAATTATCACCGCACGACCAGTAAGGCACAACGTCCACAGGGACTCGGAAATAGGCGCAATAGGCCCGTTGGTCAAAGTCGCCTGTCTTGGTGAGGTCGTACTCGAAGAGGTTCACGACATCGCCCGGCTTGATGTAGCCGTTCTTGGCTAAAGCGTACCATCCAGTCCAAGCGACGAGGTTTCGGTGGCTCTCAATGTTGTCGGGTTCGTCCCTTGCAACGATATGGTCAAACTCAGCCATTCCACTAAAGTCCTTGAACCCAAGCATGACCCAAGTGTAGGGAAAGAAGTCCCTGAACCTTCCCTCGGCTTCGCATTGCTTCACGATGTCGGTATCGTGGCAGAAGATGTAAGTTTTTGCCTTCATTTCTTGTAGAGGGTTAAAAGCATCCTGCCTCTTTGGTCCGTTGACCCCTTGGATTCGTGTGGTTGCAGTTGGCTCGTAAGGTTGACCATCGTCAGCAGTTCGGCATCGTGGATGACCATCGTCCCACCGGGGTTGAGGGCTTTGTTGAACAAGGCAACCATTTCGGGAATCATGCCGTCCCCGTGGTCCGAATCGTGAAAGATGAAGTCAAAAGTCCTGACCTCTTGCAGGGCCATGTGGCTCGGTTGGTTGTTCCATTCGACCTTGAACTTGGACAGGAGTGCTTTGCGTTTATCCTCAACCGTTGTATCGGTGTCGTAAACCACCACGTCAAGCCCGGCCAAGGCGATAGCGAGCGTCGAGTGTCCGAGGTAGGAACCCAGTTCTAAAGCGTGGCCTCCTTTGTGCTTCTTGGCTTCCTCGTAGATTTCAATGATGTGGTCCACGGCCGTCGTGTAGATGTGCAAGTAGTCCAAGGCTTTAAGTTGGTCAATGTGTTTTTTCATGTTAGAAGGTTATGACAAAGCGTTCAGGCGAAGGCCAGCCGGGGTTGGAATCAAAGACCTTGGTGTCGGGCTTCTTGCCAACCCAAGTTTCGGCTCGGAATCGGTGGTCCCTTGCGGGCTCACCGAGTTCCTTAATGTGGCTCGACTTGGCCCACCAAAAGTTGCCCCCAAAGTACGGATAGCCTTCGGGGTTGTTTTGGTCCGCCATGTGAGGGAACTGCTCTTTGGTTATCCAATGACATCCTACGGCATCGACCCCCTCCAGCATTTGCATGGACCGCTCCCATGCGACCACGTTGAAGAATAGCATGGACCTGCCCCATAGTTGGGTGGTCAAGGATGGATTCGCAGCCCCCTTCGTGTGGGCGTAGAGGTACACGGCTTCCTCTTCCTGCGAGGCCCGGTACATCTCGGTAAGCGTCGCCTGCTCCCAAGCGTTGGTTCGGGTAACCACGACCTTGACCTTATCGGCCACCATCGAGTTCTCCAGCACCTCCTTGACCGCCTTGCGTTGTTCGGGTGGACCGACAATGCCGACCCTTATCTCATCCAAGACATTGATGAGGCCGTAATTGCAGACCGCCATCATGTGCTGGTTGAGGATTAACTGCCAATTCCCTCCGCAGTAGATGTGGTAGTAGTGAACGACTTTCATAAGGTCCAAAGGAGGGTTAGAAGGGTGAGGATGAAGAAAACGGCTGCAAGCGTCTTCCCGATTTCGATTAGCAGGTCAAGGATGCGTTCGGTGTTCATGGGCTATTTGATGAAGTGATTTTTCATGTAATCATCAAACTTGTCGTCTATATCTTGATGCTCGTTCTTGTACTTCCAAGCATCCTTCAACTGCTCTATCTCTAATTTCTTAGCCTGTTCCACTATTTGGGCAACTCTTTCCTTATGGACAGGCAATTCGTCTGCCGTACAAAAAGTCCCGAAATAGTCCTCTTTGGTCATCATTTCAACAATCCACTCAACTGCTGTTTGCTTCATGCCTCAAAGTTACACCACAACATACTTACCCGAGTTACTGACCCGTAACTTGTTGAGTGCCACATACCGCATAGCGTCGCAGGCGTGGTTGAAGGAATCAATCGGGACCCCTGTGTTCTTGCCCTCTTTGTCGGTCGCCCAAGTATAAGACCGCAGTTCCTTGATAAGGTTTGTGCTATCCTTGGTAACCTGCAATTTAAAGCGTTTTAAGATGTCTATCCCGTTTCTGACCGAATCGGGACCTTTCTCTGCTGGCTTGATGTTAAAGCCAAGTCGGTAGATTTCCTCGATGCTCTTGGGTTCGGCTGAATCCGCCACGATCTCCCAAGCCCTTGTAATACCCAAGGACCGCAACTTGTCTGCGATGTCTTGGTTGGTCAGTCCCGTGGAGTAGAGCAGTTCCTGAATGAGCAGGCAGTCCCCTTGGCGGTAGATAGCGACCAATGCCGTAGGGTCGTTGCTAAAGCCCCAGTCAAGCCCAAGGGCGACGAATTTCGCTCGGCTGACATCTATCCCCTCCACCACCTCGAAGTCCTCGTAGATGGCTCCCTGAAGCGTCCCGACCTGACCGAGGCCGTAGACCTTCCACCAGTTCGCCCAATAGGCTGACGTTTCGGCTTTGGTGCGGTTTAGTTCGATGTCCCTCTTGATGGTATCAGGCAGGGCCTCGTTGTCGTTGTAGGTAAGGATGACCAGTTCTGCATCCTGTTCGGGCAGGACCTCGGTATGCGCCCAAAACTCATGCGTCGGGTTAAAGTCGATGTAGATGGCCTCGCTTGTACGGATTGCCAACTGGTAGTAGGATTCAAAGTCGATGTTGTTGGCCTCGTTGATGTAGACGACCTGCCTCCTTGCACCTCGGAGCCGTGCCTCGGAATCAGCCGAAAAGAACTCGATGATTGAACCGTTGGCGAAGTGATAGGTGAGCAGGGTCTTGTTCCATCGGTCTGCGACCCATCGGCCTGTCCATTGCATGACCTTCGCAAAGTCCTTGATTGCACCCCTCCGTAGGTGGGGGATGGATTCGGAAACTACGGATATCTCGGTCTTGTTCTTTGCTGCGATGTCGATGAGGACCGCAAGGATGGCAAGGGTCTTGCCTGCACTTGTTCCGCCTTGGATGACCTTCTTCCGGGCCGTCATCCGACG